GTACCAATAGACTTTGCAAACTTTGAATAATTATCTTTACCAGTTAATTGAATACATCCACGACCTCGGAATTTGAATCCTTCGCCTGATGCTTCTGAACCATTACCCATTCTATCGGCATAAACCTTATTAGCAATCTTTTCTGGATTACGATTATAAGGAGCAGCCATTGCAACAGAGATAAATCTCTTTGGCCAAACTTTACAAAGACCATCGGCAGAATAATTCAAGTTTTCTTTCAAGGCAGTAAACTGAGCAGATTCGTGTCCACATTGTGCCAAGAAAGCAGCAACTCGTTTTCTGGTATTAATTTCATATAACGGTAGAACTTTATTAAGAACCTCGAGTAATGCTTCAGGTTGTTTATTGTTCGGGCAAATCTTCTTCAGTTGATCTAATTTTATCATTTATTTTCTCCTTTACACGGGTTATTTGCGTCTTCTTCTATTACTAATAATATACAATCTTCTTCTTCACTAATTATACCTATAGCAAATCTATTAAATCCACATTGAATATAAATCGGTTTTTCAGAATCCCGAACTATTTCATTAAAATCTGTGAGAGATATTTTTACCCTATTACGTCGCATAATGCTCTTAAAGGTATCATTGGAATTAATTTATCATTCATCACACTAAATTCTAAGTGTTTCTCATAAACATCAAATTCAATTTTTTCCAATACTGTAACACCTATAATAGCAACAGAATCTTTATTAAGTCTTGAGTATATAATTTTACCTTCAGCATATACTTTGCTTGCGACCCAACCTTGAAGTCGTATGTTTACAAATTTAACAGAATCTTCAAGTAACTTTTGATTGCTTAAATTATTAGTATTCATTGTTAATTACTTTAAAATTATTTTTGAAGTTGGAACTACAATTGGACTAAATACTCGTTTATATTCAGTTACAAGTGCTTCTGCAGGATCTGCTTCAATAGCTATTGAATGAAAATATACTTTGATATTGCCTTTTGCAAACGGCATTACAGGGGCGATAGCAACTCTTACACCTGATTCTGTTTCTTGAAGGACAATATTTGCGGGATTTTTGATATCATACCATATATTAGTAACATCAACTACTTCACCAATCATATCTTCCCCGATTTGGGATTTAAAAACTCTATTATCAAATTCGCCTTTAGTACCAGTCATAATAAGAACGCAGTCCTCAACAGTAATTTCCAATTCTTCCCTAGAAAAACCAGCTACTGCTAATTCAACAACATATTCATTGTCATTGTATTTAATGATATTATGGGGAGGATACTTAGTTGATAATTGATAATCGCTTGTTGACATTTCCATATCTTTCAATAGTCTCTCAAGACCTACGAATTGATTTAGATGTGAGCCAAAAGCCATATGTGCGGTTGTATTCATGTTGCGTCTCCATTTCTGCGAGATTAATTAATATTTCTATCCTTACGGCATAGAATGGTGGGGTTCCAGTTACGAATCTGGAATACCTCTTACGTGGGTATCGATCGGCGGACATCCTGGTCCTTCACGCACTATTATTTAAAGTCTATAGTGATAAAGACTACCTACCTCGGGAGAAGGAGTGTTCTTTTATTCTTCGTTGCTAACTTCAGGAATTTCAGCCAATATGGCTTTTTCAATTTCTCCAACTTGAGAAGTTCCTTGAGATCTAATTTCATTGATCAATTCTGCAACAACTTCATAAGATTGTTTTGCTAATGATGCTAAAATTGTATTAACACCACGTACATTTAGTTTTAAATCAATAAAACTTTCTTCAATTTTCAATTTTTGTTCTTCGTTCATATTTATTTTCTCTTGTTTCCAATAGTATATTTTGATGTTAAAGTCCAGTTCTTTTTGTCTTTATAAGAGACAATCTTAATCTGGGATAATGACGCTTTATTTTCTGCTTGCGCAGCAGTTACTATAGTTAATAATCCCCAGTCACCCAGCAAACTAGCTATAGCATTTCTTCTCTCAATATCATTATTAGTGATATTGGATTCTTTACCATCCAATGCAAACAACTCTTTGAAATGGACGATAAAATATTTGCCTTGCTTATGCAATATATGGCAAGATTGATATAGCGTATTGTCTTTTTTAGAAGCAATACCAATCCTAGTTAAAGTTTCACATACTTTCAAAAATGCATCAGGGTCAGGTAACGTCACCTCAAGCATACTGTCATAATTCCAATCATAAAAAATATCCATTTTAATACCCGCCTTTATACAATTTCTTTTCAATAATAGCAAGTTGATCATTGGTTAGGATATCCAATACTTGTCTTGCCTTCTCATCAGAATATTTAAAATATTCTTTAACTAATAAAAATGATTTAGAGTCTTTATCTTTCTTTGCCCATTTACCAAATCGTTTCTTCTTAGCTATTGTATTTATTAAATATTTAAATTGCATATCATTATCTAAATTATAAAATTTATTCATCTCATTAGCATATAAAATAGTATCTGAATGCTGGGATAATCCTCTATTCACCATAAATGAATTATAATCTTTATATGCCTGCGGATCAACAAACAGATTTTCTTTAGTTTGTGTAATGGCAGTAATAAAATCAAATGGATTCATTATAAAATTCCTTCTTCATCATCTAATGCAATAGCAAAAGTTTTATTTGGAAATCTATCTAACAATTTATCTTGTAAAGATTCTATAGAAGTTCCATGTGAAAGATATGTATGATCTTTTAATTTATACATATAAATAATATTGTCATGTACTTCTAAGTATGCCAATATATCATTTACTATTATTTGATTATCTTCATCTATATATTCATCTTCATCATATTCTATATATAACTCTCCATTTTGGAATTTACTTATAGTTCTACGAACTCCATACCAATATCCTATTCCTCCATTCAATAGTACTAATATTAAAGTTAGATAATCCATTTCCATATTAATACCTATTTAAATTTACAAGAAGACATTATTTCAACCATTGCTGACATTGTATTTATCTCTTGATCTGCTACAAAGGCACTCTTATATTGATAGTCACCGATAATAATAATTAATTGCGGAATACTTGATGGATCTAAAACATTTAATGCATTATCATATAAATGTCTGAATAATGATGAAGCATCCGCATCTGCACTAGCAACCCATTTACGTACAGACGTAAAATCTTTTTCTTTAAGACCTTTAATTAATTCTTTATAAGAGTCTGCAGATACATTGACAAAAATTCCAGAGTCAATTTTACCCGCAACAGAATATCTTTGCAATTCATTTAATATCCTTCTATAATCTGGAAAATGTTTTGTTACTAATTCAGCAACCACTTTTGGATCAAACTCTATATTTTCTTGCTTCAATATACGGGTAGCACGTTTGAAAAACAATGCAGCCATTTCTTGTTTATCTTTAGGATCTATTTTAAAATCTATAATAGCACATCGTGAATGCAATGGATCTATAATACGATTTTTAAAATTACAAGTAAATATAAACCGGCAGTTATTGCTAAACTCCTCAATGAAAGATCTTAAGGCAGGTTGAACTGAATCTGCATTCATATAATCTGCTTCATCAATAATGATAACCTTCTTTGCATCAGTTAGTGATACAGACGAGGCAAACTCTTTTACTGTAGTTCTAAGAGTATCAATTTTACGACCTTCATCGGAACCGTTAATCATTATATAGTCTGCACCCACTTCATTACAAAGTGCTTTAGCTATAGTAGTTTTACCTACACCGGCAGAACCAGTTAATAAAAGTGTGGGTAATTCACCTTGCTTAATATAATTATTGAATGTAGTTTTAATGGATTCAGGAAGAATACATTCACTGATGGATTGCGGGCGGTATTTTTCTACCCACAAAAATTGATTGTCTTTAGATTCGATAGTCATAATGTCTCCATAGTAAAATAGTCATGATACATTATATCATGACTTTATCAAAAAGTAAATGTATTTTAGAACGTACTATCAGCCTCAATTGCACAATAATAAACTAAATCACCAATTGTAGATTCAAATCTAGCGATTCTAGAATGAATAGTTACTGTATAATTACCTTGTAACATTTTCAGGTTTTCAATTTTAATATTAGCTTTAAAAGTTTTATCAGTAGTACCTACAATTGATTCATATAAATTGCTAGTAGCATTCTTTTTATCACCAATTGTTAAAGTTAAACTAGTTCCATCGCCCACAATAGAAAGATCAGAAGCTTTTAAAACACCGGCAGTTTTTTGAATAGCAGCAAATAATGATTCAGATAAGTCAAAATTAATATCTGCAGCAGGAAATACTATATCTTTACTTGGAGTTTTCAATAAAGATGCATCGGCAGCAAAAAATTTAATTCTGTTATTTTTCTCTTGAATATTAACATACTTTTCTTCAAATTCTAATTCAGGATCAGTGAATAAAGAAATTGCTCCTAAAAATGAATTAAGGTCATATATGCCAAATTCAATAGGGAATTGCTCAACTACAGTTATACTTGATGCTACAGTTTTATTTACCGAAGTAGTCTTCAATCTATTTCCAGGTGTTAACAACAAGTTGCTATTGATTGATGCATAGTTCTTAAGGATATTAATTGTGTCTTTACTGATTTTCATAATGATGTCTCCATAGTTTTAATTTTTCGTTGTATAATCACTTCAAGATAATTTGCTAAATCCATGGCTTCTTCTTGTGCATGGATTAACCAATCTAATTCATTCAAGTCAGTTCTCTCTAATGAAACTCCGTACTTATCTAATCCAAATTTAGCTCTTTGTTGGATTTTTTCACATACTGCATCTTCGTATTTACTCATAATAACTCCATAAAATAATAATTATATTACATAATCCCATAAAAGTAAACTGAATAATTCATTTTTATTAGTAAGGGATTTCATCAAATTCATCAATAGATATAATTACTTCTGCAGGATCTATTTCAGAAAGTTCTGGTTCAGACATTTTATCAAGTAAATCAATAAATGCTGCCTTAGTTTGAGAGTCAAAACGATTGCAACACAATTGAACTGCTTTTACTTTATTACCAAAGATTGCAAAAGCACGAATGATATGAACCATTCGACGAGTTGTAATTAGTTCATCAACACCTCCATCATCATAAGTTTTACGAATTGCGTCTGCCCATTTAACTAACAGTTCAGCAAAAGGTTCATCAACACAGTTAAATTGTTCCATTAGATTCTTAACAATTTTTAATTCGATGTTTGCACTTGGATATTCTTGTTCAAATGTAACCGCAAATCGTTCAAGAAATGCTTCATTCAATACATTAGTACCAATATAACGACCATCATCAGAACCTTTACCTTTAGTATTGGCTGTAGCAAGTATATTGAATCCTTCTGCAGGAATAATCATTTCATTCTTCAACTTGAAGTAGTATGGTTTACCTTCAAGAATAGGTTGTAAGCATAATAAAGTATTTGCTGAACCTGCATCTATCTCATCAAGTAACAAAGTAGTACCTGTACGCATAGCAACCAATACTGGTCCTTCAACAATCTCAACATTTCCTTCTTGAAGAGTTTTAGAACCAATCAACTGCTCTTCGTCAGTCATCATGTTCAAGTTAACACGAATCAAAGGTTTTTTATGCTTAGCGCATATTTGCTCAACCATTGTAGATTTACCATTACCCGTAGGTCCGTAAATATACGAGGGATAAAAAATGCCGGATTTAATGATAGACTCTAAATCTTTGAAGTTACCGAAGGGTACAAAGTTAGGATCTTTTTCTGGCACGAGAGAAGTTCCACCTTTAGGAATGGAAACTATTTTCAATTCTTTCATAGGCATTTCTGCAGTTGGTAATCTATAAACACCTCTAGCAACTTTGTTTTGCATTAACCAATCTGGCCAATCACAATTCATTTGATCTTTTACTTCTTTGAGTTGTTTACGAGTGATAGTACCGGTTGTTTCAGCATCAGGAAACATTTGGTACATAGTAGGAATAAAGTTTGGAATTGTTTTCATAATATAGTTTATCTCAATTAATTAGTTTATGGATCTATTATAACACGTTTTCATCAAATGTAAACGTTTATTTTCATATGAAAAGTTAAATCTTATATCCTCTAGGAGAAAGATAAGCTACGCATTTTTGTTTTGCTGCTGCTTGAGTATATGAGGTAAAACATAATCTATCACCATTAAGATACACTTTAACAGTATAGGTTCCTTGTTGAACAATAATTTCACTTGGTACTAATGTTTTCATAATATAGTTTATCTCAATTAATTAGTTTATGGATCTATTATAACACGTTTTCATCAAATGTAAACGTTTAATTTCACTTTAGGCAACGTAACTGATAAATTTATTCAATAATAAACGGTTCACTTGACGTCCTTCCATCATTTTGGTGAACTTATTTGCAATAGAAGAAGTTGATTGTTTACCTGAAACTTCCAATTCTATATCTTTAATTCTCAAAGACTTTGCAGGAACTAATAATAAATCATCACGACCTTTAGTTTTGAAAGAAGCAAAACCATTTTGGCGAACTTCTTTTCTTACTTCGTCGATATCTATATCATCTATACCATTATTAAATGAAGCTGAATTAATTTCTGAACGACCTAAAGAACCTGCAACATAAAAACCAATATTAGCAACATTATATCTATCTTTTATCATTTTTAATAAAGTATTAGTTTGTCCAGTAGCATCATATCTAAAATCATAATTTATTTTAGTTATTGGATCGACTAAGAAATTCTTACCATAATGTGGAGCATTATAAGCACGTAAAGTACTTCCTGCTCCATCAGTTAATGTAATAAAAGACATCTTTTCCACATTATTTTGATTCATAAATTTGCCTATATGATCAGTCATATAAGCTAATGCTTCATTTAATGGAGTTCCACCTAACGAGTATTCACTTTTTCTAGTAAACTTATAAGTATTAAACAGTCTTTTAGCCATATCATTAAAATCTTTATTTGACATTTTATGACTAAAGAATTCCAATAAAGCACATTCTTTAGTTGCATTATTTAATAAATTTGTAGCTAATCTAGTTTTTTGAAATCTATCTTTTCTTCTATTAGAATAAGGTTTATTATCATAACAGTTATAATAATAATCAGAAAATGCTAATACTTGAAATGGAATTTGCAATCTATGACAAAACATTGATAATGTAGTAACTTGTTGAATTACATCTCCAATAACTTCGTTCATAGAACCTGACCAATCTATCAAAAAGATCATTCCATGCTTTTTACCATCTTGAGTAGTAGTAATTCTTTTAAATAAATCATCATTCAATTGATAACCCCAAACCTTTTTCATATCCAATGAACCTGATTTTGATACTTGGTTACGTTTATATTGAGTTGCTGCTTTTTTCATCTCAAATTCTTTTATGAGATAATTAACTGTTTTCAATGTATTTGACTTGAATTTAATATATTCTGCATCAACACTTCTTGGAATATCTTCTTTATAACCCCAACGATTTAATATAAATTCTTGTTCAGTTTCAGTTTCAGATAAAATGGTTTTATAACCTACTATTGTATCAGGATCATAATCAGTATCTAATCTTAAATAATTATATTCTGCATTCATATCTACAGAATTATCTAAATTTTCCATTAAAGATTTATTAGTTTTAGATTCTAATTCTTCTTCTATTTCTTCAGGAGATTTTGTTTCATTCTCTTCAGATTCTTCAGATTCTTCATAACTTTCATTCTCTTCAGATTCTTCAGATTCTTCAGTATTTTCATTATTAAATGATGAATCTTTACTTTCTGGGTTTTCTAATTCATTTTTACAAAATTCATAAATATCTTTTGCTAATTGAACAACTTCAATGGAAGTTTCAGTTTTTTCTGCGCGAGTAACAAATAATTTTTCTTGTTCAGAGAATGAAACTCCAGAAGAAATACCTACTTTGAACCAAAGGTTAATTCTATCAATTAAGTTAAGAGTTCTTACATTTTTAATCTTGCTTATACCGAAGAAATCCTTTTCATTAAGTTGTCTATAACCCTCAATCATAGTCTTTTTAAGACCGGGATATTTACGTTTCATTAATTTTTCAATACGAACATCTTCAACTACATTGATATAGTCATGGATTTTGTAATCTTCTTTTGAAGCTTCCATCATATCCATAGTTGTATACAATGCATGACCTACTTCATGACCTACAAGCATACTCTCTATTTCAGGAGTCATATCTTTAAAGATAGGTAAAGTTAGTTGCCTTGATTTAACATTAAAAGAGGCAGTTTTAACTGCGGCTTTAACCACAGTTAGGTTTTCTGTTGCGAGGAGTTTTGCGGTAAGGTCTATTGCTGTATTCATAATATAATCTCTTTATCAATTTATGAGTCTATTATATCACCTTTTCAGAGAATGTAAACATTTATTTTCACAATTTGAAAAATTGCCAAGTGTAAAAAAAGTGCACTTTTAAGTAATTGATTATATTATACTTTTTTTATTAAAAAGTGGGCTTTTTTCACTTTATGTTAAGTATATCACCCTTAAAATAAAAAAGTGTGCACAGAACGCATTATTTTTTTATTTAATTAATAAAATCAATATGTTATTATTAAACTAGCACAGAAAAATCATTTCTCTTTTCAACTCGTAATACTGAATGAAATTTGTCATTCAGTATATCACCTCGATGTGAAATCACAAATACATTAGTATCTGATTCTAATGAATTAATCATGGTTAATAATGATTCTGTAGAGGCATCATCAAGACTAGAATCGGCAATCTCATCCATGATCAAAAGATTAGTATTGACTGAATTCTTAAGTCTAGCTATTTGTCTCCAAGCAAATAGGATTGCCACATCAAGTTTACGTTTTTCTCCTTCAGAAAATGATGCATATGTAAACTCATCTCGAAATCTTGACTTAATAGTTTCATTGAATGACTCATCTAATTCAAACTTAATATACGTGTCCATAATTGCAAGATACTTATTAATCAAAGTATTCATTACAGGTAGATACTCACGGATAATAGCAGTCTTAATTCCAGTATCTTTCAATAACTGATTTGAAATATCTTGTAACCCTCTAAGTTCCATCAAGGAGGTTTTCTCAGTTATTTGTTCTATAGTACTATTTGCAAGTTCTTTTAATTTACGTTTCTCTTCATCTACGTTTGTAGTATTTTGTTCTACACCTTCAATCTCTGTAAGGAACTGAGAGTTTTGTCTATTCAATAGAGTGATAGTACTATTTGTTGTCGATAACTCAATATTTTTATCGGTAATATTATTTTGTATTAGTTGAATATTTTTCAAAGATTCTTTTAGATTAGCATAGGCTTTTTCCAAAGCTTGGAGTTTAGAATCTTCCTCATCTATTTTAGATTGAATATCTGCAACTACTATTTGTTTATATTCATCGGTAATTTCCTGTGAACACGTTGAACATACATCATTTTCGCAAAAGAAATGTTTGTGTGTTACATGATGATTATGGATTGCAGTAACTTTGCTAAGTAACCTATTAACACCTTGAATATCTTCATCAAGTTTATCTTTGTCACTAATCTTTTCTCTTAAATGAACTAGTTCTGCTGCTAGTAGATCGGAAGTTACTTGAGATTGCTCAATTTGATGATCATTTTTAGTAATTTTATCCAATAATAATTTAACAGTATCAGACTTTGCTATATTCATTGCTGAAATTATAGCAGTCTGAGACTCAACTTTTGCTCGTGCTATTTTAATATCTGATTCTAATCTTGCGATAGAATCTTTTGTTGATGCTACACGATCCTTCAATATTTGATTCATTACCGAGAAGATACGGATATCCAAAATATCTTCAACAACTTCTCTACGTTGACTAGATTTAAGTTGCATGAATGGAACAAAAGATGCTGAACCTAGAATAACTACCTGTGTAAAGGTTTTATAGTTAAGTCTAAGTATCTGTTGTTCTAAAATCTTTTGGTAATCTTTATTTGCCGCTTCTTGATTCAATAAGACATCATTACAATATATCTCAAATATACCGGGCTTTATTCCACGGATAATCTTGTAAGATTTAATACCAATAAGGAATTCACATGTTACTAATAGTTGTTTGCCATTAATAGAGTTAACTAACTGGCCTAATTTAATATCACGGAAAGGTTTACCAAATAAACAAAATGTTATGGCATCAAGTATGGTAGATTTGCCATCACCATTTTTACCCATAATCAAGGTAGTTCTTGACTTATCTAATAGGATTTTATTTTCAACATTACCTGTCGATAGAAAGTTTTTGTAACTAATGTACTTAAAATGTAATGTAGACATTATGCAATTTCACTATTTAATGCTTCTGTATATAAAGACTGCACATAAGATTTTATCTTTGATGTTTCTATATCAGTCTCTATAGATTCAATATAATGGTTTAAAACAGATTGTGTATCTTCTAATTTAATATCATCAGATAGTTCACCTGAAGAGAAGTCTCCAATGTCTTCAATAATCTTAATTTCATGAGCACCTTTATTATATAATTTAGTCAAGAATGTGTCATATTTGTAATAATCAGTTTTGTTAACCACTATAAGTTTAACATAAGTGTCTTTAATATCTATATTACTTAGATCAACTGGTTCTTGGTTTAAATCATTATATTCTAGTTTGACAAATAATTTATTTGGATTCTCAATAAATTCAAGTTCTCGTGTTGCAAGATCAAACATATGAAATCCTTTTGGATCAGCGTAATCTTGCCAAGTAATCTCATATGGAGTTCCAAGATAGGTAATATTGTTCTTGGTAGACCTATGATGATAATGACCTGAGAAGGTTTTGTCATATCGATCAAACATTAAACTTGACATGCCTCCATGGGATTCTACGCCACGATACATTTGAAATCCACCTATCTCGAAATGACCCATACAGATATCAGATAGTGAACTTCTAATCTCTTCATAACATTCTTCATAATTATCATTACAGATCCAAGGTATCATTGCAACATCAATACCTTTGATAGAAACAGTTTGAGCATATTCTATAAGACTAATATTATCATATTCTGCCAATAACAAACTAGGAGTGTTTGGATAAATGGTTTGTTTAAAATAAATGTCATGATTACCAACTATCATATAGACAGTTATATTTCTGTCTTTTAATTGATTAAAGAAAAATAATTTACTTTGTTCTATTACATAATTGTTAGTAAATTTACGGGTATCAAAAGTATCACCTAGAATAATAACAGTATTAATATTATTTTTATCAAGGTATGGAAAGAATACCTCATTATAAAATTTACGTTGATGGTCAATTATAATTGTAGAACCTGTTCTAGCTCCGAAATGCTGGTCAGTTATTAAACAAACCTTATTCATTCAACCCCCAACCTTCAATACTTGTTTGTTCAAATGTTTTAAGTTGACACTTACATCCTTGAGCTATTGCATACTTGATTGTATGTTCTTTTTCATAATTTTCTAAAGTTTTCCAATCTTCCCATCTTTTAGATTCTTCATCAAATAAACGATATTGCTTTATAACTTCATTCATAATATATTCTCTCAATAATTAATTATAAAAATCTTCTAAAGGTGAGTACACTTCTTTTTTAATCTTTTCCTTTTTAGGTTTTTCAAATGAAGAACCATCAAAATTATTATATGCTTTCATGTATTCAATATAATTATTAGTGAAATCTCCCTGTTCATCATGAGCTTGTAGTTCAGTAAGATCTAAAGCATTTGAGGTAAGTAGTTTGCTTCTAATATAGACTTGCTTTTTTTCTTTAGCTATTCTACGTAGAAAGGCAAAATAAACAATTTGAGTAAAATAGGAAAAAGGATTATGTGTTTTATTCTCATCAAAATTATCAATAACCTTTAAACAATTCTCTACTCCATCAAGAATCATATCCTCTTTAAATGAATATCCATTAAAGCTTCTAAGATTGGAGAAATTAGTAGCAATCTTAAATATACATCCACCAATATATTCAGAGATTCTAGGTTTGGGAATTCCCTTTGATTCACAATCCTTAACTAAAGCAATACGTTCTTGCATAGCTACAAAGAATTCTTCATTATTAATATAATTTAGTTTCTTGCTCATTTCTACTCCCTCAATTTATAATATAGAACTATTATATCCTATGATTGATAAAAAGTACATTAAAATATATTTTTATTTTACTGTTTACAACTGTTTACTTTTGTGATATACTGGTTATACCAGGTTTTTCTAGGTTAATGTATTGTTTCATTAGATAGATTAAAACTAATTGTTTCTAAATCATATTCCTCTTCAGGTAATACTAATTGACCTATTTGAACATCTATAAGACGTTTATAGTATTCAATAGTAGATTCATTTAAAGGTTTAATGATTATGACATCATCTTTCCATATTGTAAAGATTTGTTCATCTGTAAAAGAACACCAAGGAGAACCGGCTAATACTTCTTTATTTTTACCTTCAAAATCAAAGTTGACGGTTTTCATTTGGATAGGGTACATAATTATAAATTTATGATCATCCTCACCTATTTTTACACATATGACGTTATCTCCATTTACAAGTTTTAAGGTAATATATTCATGCTCAATCATTTCAACTCCACTTCAACTATGTTAACTAAAAACTGCTCCGTAATATATATCTTATATCTCTCTATGCCATGGGTTAACGTGGTATTCTTCCAAGACTTCCAATGTAGATCATCAACTAAATCAAAAAGCCGGCATTCATTTTTACCATCATTTAAACGTAGACCTCTACCAATAGATTGAAGATTTCTTATTTTAGATTTTGAAGGATGAGCAAATATAATATTTTCTATTGAAGGCATATTAGTACCTGTACTCATAGTCGCGTACGAGGCTACTATTATTGCATTATTATATTTACTGCATACATTTCTAATTTCTTCACGATCTTTTGTATCAACTCCTCCATGAATATAAAATACAGGTCTATCTTGATGTACTTTATTTTTTATATCTTCATATATTACTTTGCCATGTTTTTGTACATAGTTGAAAAGTACTAGAGTATTGCCTGTAGTAGATATTGCTAAATTCCGTATAAATTTATTTCTGACAGGATTTGTAACTAACCAATCAAGTTCTTTAATATACTCAGTACCTTTAAACATCTTACATGTTTCTTCATCATATTTAAGAATTAATTGCTTGATTTTTAGATTAACTACTGAACCTTCATCCATTAATTTTTTGGTTGTAGTTACCTGATATACTGGTCCAAATAATCCTTCAAGTGTTAGTTTATTAGTTTTAGAACTTTCGTCAATAGTACCTGTAGCCCCAATCCTGTATTTGGTATTAACACATTTTTCCATAATACCAGATATAGAAGCAGCTTTAGCAAGATGACATTCATCAACCATAGCCACATCAAATTGCTGATAAAAGGATTTTTGTTTTATAGTAATTAATGATTGCCATGTAGAGATAAGAACATTTTTAGTAAAATCCTTTGTAAATCCTGAATATAGTTTTTGTACATTATGTTCAACATCAAATCCATTTGCGCTTGAATAATCGGCAAAATCTGAATACATTTGTTCAACAAGCATGGTATTAGGTACTATCAGAAGTAATTTTCTATTTGCATTTAGATGCCATCTCATTATAGCATACAAAATACCGGATTTACCTGAAGCAGTAGGACTTAAAAGAGTTACTCTATTTCTATTAAGGGCTTTTAGAAGAGCATCTACTTGATAATCTCTAAGTGATATAGGTTGACCTCTAGCAGATAAATTAAGACTATCTGCAAATAATTGAATATCTTTTTCAGAATATGTATTTGAATTCTCTATACCTTTGCCAATAGTTAATTCATAATCATTTCTATTTGCAAATTCTTTAACATACTGTAATAAACCAGCATAAAGAGTTTTAGTTTGCAGGTTATACAGTCTAACAAACCCATCAAACATGCCAGCTTTATATGCTGGCATATATTGATATCCTTTAACTCTAAATTTAAAGAAATCAGATAGTTCTTGTTCAATGGATTTATCAGAAAATATTCTAATATAAGATTCATTAAATTTTTCAACTTTAATCATTTATTTTTACAATTATCAAAATGGTGTTTAAACATTCCAGGAGAGGTTATTCCTATTTTAGTACAATGCGGGCACGTTATCAGGGGTCTATTTTTAGCGACTATAGACAGTTTATTTCTAACTTCAGGTCTTTTTGAGACATTATCTGCACCTTTTTTACCACATTTAGAATGATCTCTAATAAACGTTCCTTCATTCCATTTTTGTTTCATAGCATTTGATTGTTTAATCCTATCTACCTTAGAAGACATTTCCCTTTGAAAATTAGGGTCATTAAATTTGCACAATCTTCCTTTTTTATAACCTAGTGGTATAAGATCATATTTATGTATATACAAATTAGTTACACCATTATTAATCCATATTTTTCCATTAGTAGTTGCCCCGCCTTCTAAACCATTTTCTGGTTTTTGGTTTGCCCATTCTTTGGATTCTACAATATTGTTCTCTTCTGAGAAATGTAAAGCATAATCAACAATAGATTTATCATGAAATAGATTAGACACCCATAATGTAACTATATGTTCTTTACCATGCTTTTTAATATGATCATTCCAATAAACTCCAGATCCATTATAGGTATAAGGATCATTGGTTGTTTTACCAAAGTATTTTAGACCAGTAATTGAATGTTGTTTTATATAGAGATATGTTGGAATTATTTCTTGATATATAGTTTCGCTGGACATAACTGTTCCTTGTAATAGTTGTTAGAATGTTTAGAATAGGTAGGAATTGCAGTTCCGTGACCTATACTTATTTATATATTTTTAATTTCCAGCTAAAAACTTTTTATGTTCTAGAACTGTTTTTAATTGCCAATCTCTAGCTTTTATTTGACCTAGGATAGATTCAAGTAGGTAACTCATAGTTTGTAAATATTCTATTTTAACTTTCATATTGTTAAGATCAGTGTCACCATCAAGAAATTGATCCATCTCATTCTTCATAGGTTTGACACCTAACCATTGTTCCCATTGCAAGGTAGACAATTCTTCTCTTGAAAGTTCGCCTCTATAGTATCTAAACTTAGTCTTTTTTAGAACATTATAATCATTATTATATTTTGTAACTTTAAGTTTTGCCTGCATTAAATATCTTATATACTTAGCATGCAACTTTGGAACTCGAATGGATTCATTCGAGATATGATTATCATCCATAGTAGAGTCTTCATCCCATTCTGATAAAAGTTCATCAATTGTAGCCATAATATCCTCAAAAATTATATAAATTCGTATCTACTTATTTTAAATGTTACATTCCCAACTAAATATGATACATCTGTATTTGTAGATAGAAAATTCATTGAACTTAAATTCAATGGTAGAATATCTATAAACTTTACAGTTTTTACCGGTAGATTATTACTTCCTAATATTTGCAAAGTAGCATCAGAATATTCTTTACTTGTTCTACTATACCCTGTATCTTGTAAATTAATAAAATCAGTAAATTGATTATTATCTTCTGGAAAACCAAGTCCTATCATCCAATTATATACAGCAATATAATTACTCATATTTTGATCTATAATAAACTGTATATTTAGATCTTCAAATGAAAGTATTTCCCCACTAAATGGCAAAGCCGATAAAGGAGTGTTCACTTCAAATGTAGGTAAAGACATACCTGGAAGATTAATTTCTTGACAAAAGAATGATACTTCCGGTAATTTTGAAATAGAAAAATTAAACCCATTACTAGATAGTGGATTTATATTTGTTGGAAACGGACATGTAGTTGTTATTGCCATTATAGTACCTGATAGTGTTTTACTATTTATTCAATTCAAAACTTATTAATTTCCAACCTTTTATTGGTATAGAATTATTTTTTGTTTGTTTGCTCATAAAGTTATTTAAAGAATGGGTTTGGAACCAATCTGTATAATTTATGTCTAAATTAATTGGATTATTATTTTTAAACTGAACAACCAAATTTTTATACTTATTAGTAAATATTCTATTTTGTAATTTAGTTTGTTTCATCTTTTCTAAAGCATGAGGATAATCATCTTTAAATTTTTTACCTTTAAGTGGAGAAATTCTCCCATTCTGATATTCTTTTTTTCGTTGTACGCTATTGGCATTATTCTGTTCTTTAGTTCTAATTTTACCTTTGTTATTACTACCGTTAGTATTACCTTTATTAGCAACAGATATTTTTGCTCTATGTTCTTCTGATTGAGGTCTACCTTTCATTTTTTGTCTATGTTTTTCAATAGTTTCAGGGGATCTTTTATGGCCTCTTCCGCCCTTATCTATATTATAACCTTGACCTCCTTGAGTAGAAGTCAATGAATCATATTGAATAATAAAATCAGTTTCTATTAATCTGCAATATTCATAATCATTAGATTGCAAAATAACATTACAATAAAAATTGTGTTTGCCATATTTTTCAATAGCAAAAGATATAGGAGATCTTTCTTGATATTTTGGTTTGGTAATTTTACAATGGTCATTAAATCTATGACCTAATTTATTTGATGTATAACCAATATATTTCTTATTATTGATTAAATTTGTTATAAGATATATTGAATATATATTTGTGCTGGACATAACTGTTCCTTAATAGTTGTTAGAATGTTTAGAGTAGATAGGATTGAGGGATCCGTGATCTACAACTTATTTATTAATGATTTATTAAAGCCATTAATCTATCAAAATAAAAAAGAAGGGTCAAAAGACCCTTCTAATTATTTCACAAGAACTTAAAAAGTCCTTTAAAATCAATTACATAAGATTTGTAACTTTACAAATTCTATAATAGTAATTTTTACGCGCTGTCATTGAGTTGTCAGCATTTGAAGTAGCAGACATTGAAGCGTCATCAATATCAACCATTGGGTTAGCAACCATACCGTAACGAGTTTTGAAGCCAATTTTAGGTTGGAAAGTTTGTGGATCAACCGCACGAACCATTTGCAATGGAACATATGGGCAATAGAACAAACCAGCGTCAAACGCAGAAGTACCTTTATAACCTACAGTAAAGAATTGTAGACCTGCAGCAGATGGGTTGTTACCACCAGTGTAAGGATCAACATAAACTTTATATTTGCCGTTTAAGATACCAGCAAAAGTAGTAGATGCTTCATCAACATTCAAACCAGTAGAAAGAGCAGGAGCATAATCTAATACACCAGCCATTGCTAAAGCAGAAGCAACATCTGAAGAACAGATGATGAAGTTACCACGTCCACGACGTGTTTGTTGAGCGATAGCGTTAGCTTCTCTTTCGATTTGGAACAACAAACCTTTGAATTTTTCAACTGACCAACGACCATTAGAGTCAACGTCAAGATCAAAAATACCAGCAGTAGCAGTACCAACAGCAGCACCTTGTTTAGCAACAGTGTAGATAGTACGAATAACTTCACGGTTAATTTCAGCAAGAATTTCAGTAGAAAGAATTTTGCTTAATTCGCCTTCAGCGTCAAGACCATGAACTGATTTCAAGTCTTGTGCTAATTCGATAGAGTATTCAGCTTTCAATGCACGAGTTTTAGCAACAACTGAAGTTTTTTCAATTGAGAATGCCATTTCAGGAAATGCTTCACCTGAAGTAGAACCTAAAATTTCAGCATTAGCAGTAGACAAACCTAAACCAGTTTGGTATGAACCAGTTGATAAACCAGTAGCGCCGGTAGGATCAGTACCAGTAGCGCCTGAAGTACCAGTAAAGCTAGTGTTTGCTTCGTTAAACAATGCTTCTGTTCCACTTGGACTAGTGTAACGAGATTTCATTGCAAAAATCAAACCAGTTGGTTGAGTCATTGGTTGAACACCAGCAACATCATATGCAATCAACTGAGGCATAGCACGACGTACTAAGTTAATCAACACAGGATCAAAACCAGCTACACCACCAGTACCAGCAGCGCCAGCATTGTATGTACCAGTACCAGTAGTATTGACACCATAGTTGCCACCACCACCAATGTTAGTAGAAACACCGCCTGTACCAGCTTCGAAAAGCATACCGTTAGCTTGGCTAGCAGCATTCATTTCACGTTGTTGGTTTTCTAGGATAACAGCTAAGTCACCACGACGAGTAAAGTCTTTAATAGCAGGAGCGCCATCAGCGTCAATTACAGGAGCCCATTTTTCTAAAAGGGCAGAACGATTTAATTCCATCTTAAGTTTCCTTATTTTTATTAAAATTATTGGTTATATTGTTGTAATGCTTTAGCATACGCAGCAACAGTAGGATCAACGTTTACATATTTGTTTTCTTTGATTTCTTCTACTGGAGAATCAGTAACAAAAGATTCTACCAAAGCGCTTTGTTTGCCTGTGAAATAGTTTTCACGAATTGTTTGTACTTTTACTTTAAATGTATCTTCAGCATCATAAGATAATTCTTCTACTAATGCTACAAATTTTTCAGTTTCTGTATCAGTCAAACCTTCGCTAACCATATTTACGATTTCTTTACGAGTTGATTCAGAAAGTGATTTTTTCAAATCAATATTTCTTTCAACTTGTTCGTTTAACTTAGACTCTAGTACATCAATCCTAGTTTCCATTTCACCGATAACGTCGTACTTTTCTTCAGGAACATCAATATAATGTTCTTCAAAAAGACCTTTCATACCAGTAATAAAGGATTCCATGATATCAGACTTAAGTCCATTTTCAAGGGCTATTTCATTCTGTTCTATCCACTGCTCAACAACATAGTCGAGGTAACCATCAATTTTTTCAACCAGACCCTCAGTAATTGAATCTACTTGCTCAGCAAGTTTTTCTTCAAATTCTTCTTCTAAACGTGCAACTTCTTCTTTAACACGTACAACTACAGCAGACTCGAAAATAGTAGCTGCTTTTTCTCTAAATTCTTCAGATAAAGATTCACCAAACATTAATGCATCTACATCGGTAGAAACGTCAATTGATTCTTTTGAAAGAAAATCTCTTTTCATTTGTTTTCTATGTTGATCTGGCGGTGCATCAGCATCCATAGCTGCTTTAAATGCTGCTTTCTGTCCTTCTCTTTTTTTAATATGTGATAAAGTTTTTTGTGCTTTGTCATTATCTGATTCATCATCACTTTTATTATATCGTTTAACATAAGCTCTTTGTTTTATGTCAGCAGATAATTCAAACAATGCTTGTTCTTCTTCATCTAAAGAATCATATTCTTCTTCAGTGATGAAATCTTCATCTAATTCTTCTTCAACAATTTCTTCGTTTTCTAAAACTAATCCTGCCAATTTGGATTCTTCCATAATCTCAGCGATTTTACTATCAATAGACATTTTATATCTCCTAATTTTGATATATCTTATTATTTATAAAAATTAAACTTTTACTTAATGCTACGTAAAAAGTGTTGAAAGGCAAGTATTTTTTGCTCTTCTAAATTCATTGACGTTGCTTTTGTTATTGTTTTTCTAGCTTCATCAACATGTTTCTCAAACTTTCCATCAACATAAACCCAAGATGCACCTTCCATGATTCCTTGAACCCAGGCATCAGGTGCAGATGGATCACTTACTAAATCGCCGGCAGTACTTAACATAAAATCATTTTGTACTACATTAATACCTTCATTGTTCATTTTTAATGAACCTAAAGCACGACTTGACGTACCAATTCTTCCGCCACCTTTAAGAATACCTTCAGCAATTCTACCCATAGGAGTATCAAGAATTTTAGCCTTTCCTATCCAATTATTACCTTCTTTTCTTAAGTTAGTAATTAGATGTGAAATTCTATCAAGATTAATTGAAGGTGATTCAGGATGTCCTAATTCACCAAAGGCAGAATTCTTTTCTACTTTTTCTTTAATATATCGTTGAACTTCATTATCCATAATTGATTCTGGATACATTCTTCCATTACGATTCTTAATATTTGATTGAAGAAATACACCCTCTACATAAAGTTGTTTACCTTTACCGAGTTTTTCCTCTACAACCATATTTAATGTTTCGTTAACTTCCCTAATTAGTTTCATATTAACTTCCGTATACTAATTCGTTATCAAGAGCACCAAACTGAGTGGTCTCTATTTTACCATAATAACCTGAATTCTTTCTAACTTTAATCCAAATTTCGCCTTGGACTGCAGCAGCAAGTTTATCTACAATAGTAACACTGATAGAATATGTTGCATTAACATTATCAGGTGGGAAATATGTACCCATCATATCAATAAGGTTACCATTATCTGCAAGAGGAGTAACAATGCGAACACCATTTCTATCTACTTTATATATAGCTCCTGGTTCACCTGCCCATTGAAGCGCAGTAATAGAAACAGATGGAGTACCTATTATAACTTGTGTAGCATATTGAATTTTATAAGTAGTACCTGCTATAACTGCAGCACCATTTGCAGATAATACAGCATTAGTTGCATTAGTAACTGAGGTGATAAGACCTACATAAACACCTGCACTAGTATATACTTTAGCATTGACATGAACATTAGTATCAAAACTTGTTCCTACACCAACAATTGATGTAGCACCTGTGCCTATTGTTACAGTTCCTGCGCCAACAATAATATTGGCATAAGGTAACAAATCTGTAGTTAAATTTATTATAGATGCAGCAGTATCTGAACCTGCAATTTTAATAATTGCCTCAGTTTCTGATGCTTTAATAATGGTTTTTGTTAATGCTGCCATCTTTATTCCTTAATGATTACATCGAGTATTTTTAGGAAGTTATCCGAACTTTCTTTCATGAACTCGACAACCTCTACTTTATTTTCTAGTAAGTTATTTATATCTTGTTGGGTTTGAATATCTATTGCAATAACTGATTCATCTTCTAGAATGTAATGTATTTTACCATTAATAATAGAATCAAATTCATTCATTTCACGAATATTAGAAACAACTGGATCAATTGAAAAGGATTTGTCGGAAGCTATTTTAATATATTGTTCGACTATTTTATTTGTGACTTTAATATTGTGTTCTTCTTTAATTACGTCTGCAATTTTTAATATATTTTCAGAAAAGAATTCTTCATATAAATTATTGATAATATCTTTTGCTTGTTCTGAATATTTAATATGATTTTTTGCTTCCGACAAATTTCTAAACTGAGTTACTTCATTATTAATTAGTATAGTATTATCATTAGTTATCTGAATAGTATTACCAAAGTAATGGGTGCACTCCTGTATACCCATACCTGATACCGTTTCTTTTAACTTTTTAGAAAACTGTGAATAATACATTAGTCTTTAGTCATTTTGTCGACTGCTTTTGAAACACCTTTCAATCTTCTGTCTGCAACTCCAGCAGTGTTTGAATATGTCACACCAGCTCCACCACGACCAAATTTATCAGTATGAACTGCAGCATCAACTGCTGCTTTCTTAACATAAGAACCTAGAGTTGCTTTTGACAATTCATCTAGTTGCTCAAAGTCTTCAGACACCATAAAATCTTCAAGTTCTTCTAAAGAGTAATCTTCAAGAGTAAATTCTTCTGGCAAATTTACTTTTTTTCCTGCACCCTTAGAGGATTTAACAGAATATAAAGTTTTTGGATTTGCTGAACCGCCATGATTAATTGTAACATCAGCTGTTCCAGATTTTTTATAGGTTACGGTATTTGAATTTGGATTACCCATATGATTGCTATCTTGCGATAAATGATCTTTATTATTAGTACTGTATCCAGCAGTAGTCAATGTTTTATGTATTGATCTAAGTTTATTTAATTTACCTGCTAATGTTGGGTGTGTAGAAGAAGTATTTGATAAAAATGATTCTTCTAACTCTTCAAGTTCTTCTTTGGTTAATTTGCCAATTGCTGTAGCAACACCTTTAGTTCGGTTTGCAGTTTTTCTTGCTGTTGTTGGTTCGTGTGTATATGATAATACATCTTTATCCCCACGACCTGATTTGAAATTAACGGCTGCAGTATGTTTCATCAATTGGTCATGGGCTTTAGTTACATAAGAACCAAGAGTTTTCTTAGATACTTCGTCCAGTTGTTCAAAGTCTTCAGACATCATAAAGTCTTCAAGTTCTTCAACTGAATAATCTTCAAGAGTGAATTCTTCAACTGATTCTCTAGTTAATTGTTTCCATGCTTTTGCTTTTTCTTTTTCGATAAAACTTTTAGTAGTTCCACCTTGAGCATGATGCTTTATTAATTTTTCTTTGAATTTAGGATGCTTAGGATCCCAAGTTTCATATGCACCAGCACTTTCTGTAACATTGAATCTTTTAGTTTTCATATGAGCTATGAAGTCACCAAGCTTTCCTTCTGGATTAGCTTTTTTCCATTTTGTATGGTTTTTAACAAAATCAGGATGCTTTGGATCATGCAAGTCATATGCATCACGCGAATCATAACCTTCTTCTACAACTGAACCAAACATACCTTGTGCAACAGATACCCTCATATTATCTAAATGGTCAGATATTTTACTAGCCATCACATAGTTAAAACTATCTTCAATAGCAATTGAATCGCCTTCAGCAATTGCGTTAATTAAATCTTTAATAGATTCTTTAATCATTTTTGGTATCCTTAATTATTGTGCACTTTGTGCATCTTCTGGAACAGGTGGAGGATTTTCTTTATTTTGAGCAGCTATTTCTTTTATATCTTCTTCAGATTGCATTAATACATTCTTTTGAATCCATTCAATACTATAATATTTACCTACATATAAATCAATTTGTTGTAAGGTTACAATGCGTTGATTAAGAACTTCACTTTCTTTTAATTCTGAAAAGTAATTATCTTTTTGGAAATCAAACTGAATACTTTGTTTAATATCATACCATTCATCGTCTCGAATGATACCTTTAGAAATTAATTGTATTCTCAATGCATCTACAAGTAAATTAGCAAACTTTTTACGCAATCTTGTTACAAATTTATTGAACTTTACTTCTTCTCTAGTAATTTCTGTAGAACGGCCAATACTAAATCCTGTTGAAGGTTGCAATCTTCCTAATGGAACATTTAAAGCTTGATATAATTTACTTTGAAAATATTGTACATCTTCTATTTGACCTAGAGTTTGTCCGCCCGGCAGAGTAGTTATTTCTGTACCCTTACCGCCTTCTCTCCTTGGCATCCAGAAATCTTCCATCATAGACAAATGTTTACGATCATCTCTTGTTTCACCAGTAGTAGCATCATAAACAATTTTATTACGAAACTTATTCATAATATCATTTACATATTGTTCTGCTTTTAACTTAGGTAAGTTACCAACATCAATATAGAATATACGTCTTTCAGGTGCTCTTGATATACGATAAATTACTACCGCATCTTCAATCATTTTTAACTGGTTGGTTGGTTTTACTGCCTTATGTAAATGGCCTAATGTCATTCCTGAATTAGGATCAATTAAACCAGAAGGGCAATAGATAACTGAATCAAGAGATAGTTTAACACCTTGTGATGTTTGCTCACTAATTCCTTTATCATTATAGATGTAAAATTCATCTATAGATTTAACAACATCAATGCCTTTTTCATTACGTTGTTTCATTACGTTCTTGATCTTTCTTATTTTTCTTGGATCAATCTTACGTAATTCTGTAATACCTTTTTTGATATTAGCAGGATCAATCAATACTTGATAATATACTCTACCATCTATGTACCATTGACGGAAAATGTCTGGACCGAATTCTTCGAAATCAAATAGTTTTAATACTTCTTCGAATTCATCGGTGATTTTTTTCTTAATGCCATCTGAAACTTTTAAATTATCCAAATTAAGTTCAATAGATTTATCATCTTCAGTTATAATTGATTCATTAACAATATCTGTTATAGCTGAATCACAATCAGAATATTGTGCAACTTCTCGGTATCGACGGATAAGATCATTTTCATTCTTGACAATAGAATCCATATCAAGAACAAGACCATAATAATTCGCAGCACCTGATGCTGTTGTTATTACAGTACTACCGTCTTCCGAACTTGGTGGAACTACACTAAGCGGATTTTCCTTGACGGATTTCTTCTTACCCAACTCGATACCAAAAATTTGCATATTTTATCTCAAAATTATAATGAAAAATGATTAGAAACTAAATGGAATTGTTCCAACTGGAGTATCAATTGATATGTTAGTACCAAAAGAAGCACCATCAGTATCTGTACCAGTATTTGATGTAAAGTAGTTATAAGTAAATTCTACATCAAAAGTTTCAAGTTGGTTTATTACATCAAAGTCTAATTGAATAGCCCCAATAGTTGTTGGATATGCATCTGCAAATTTATATACTTTTAAAGTAGCACCATTACGATCTAATTGATGAACTTCTAAATCTACTTGATAATCGGCAGGATTTGTTTTACCTTCAGTGGCTGCATATCTTTGAATGCCTGCTTGCCAAGATTCAAATGCATTACGTAAACCAAAAGTTGTATCATTAATAAGTGTTACAGTCCATGGTTGGAAAGTACGTTCTCCTGCAATATTAACAACTCGACCTCTATATGGAACTTCTACATTTGCTATAGTAGATCCAGGAAGTTGAGCTCCTTTACATAAAAACTGTGCTCTTGCTCCTTCAAATGCACCGGCTGATACATAAGAAGGAAAATTTAAATATGCTCTAAATTGATTGGCTCGGGCACCGCCACCAATTAATTGAGATTTAAAATCGGATATATTTGCCATTTTTATTCCTTAGGTGTATGACTTTATATTATTTATAGTTAAAGTTGGGAGTGTATTTCAACTCCCAAATACTAATTAACCGCCAATTTCAGAGAAACTAATACCACTTCTTACTGCTATAAAGTTCAAAGTAATATAGTTAATTGATCGTGCAGGTTTAACATAAATATCGCCTACAAATTCATTACGATCAATTACTTCTCCAGTATTATTAGTATCATCACAAATTACTCTAAAGTCAATAATACCTCTACGACCTTTAACATCTCTCAAAAATGGTTCAACAATATTTTTGAATTGAGCTCTTGTAAACGCATCATTAAATTCAAATAATTGATATTTAGATGCAGTAGCAATTGCTTTTTCAAGGACAATAAACAATCTACGAACGTTGATACGATCAAATGCAGATGGTTTTGCCAATAATGTTTTATCACCAAATAATACAGTGCCTTGTCCAGGAAATGTAACTACAGGATTAACACCATTTTTATATACTGAATCTCTATCTATTTTAGATAAATTAGCGGCAAGTTTAACAACATTTTTAACTTGACCTCTATTATAACCTGCAGGAGACCACCAAGCATCATTAGTATAATCAGTACGTGCAGTCATACCGGCGATATCACCATTTAGTGGTACCCAACGATATTTATCATTATAACGATCATATTGATACTTATAACCAGAATCCATAATACCATAAGAAGATGATGTTAATCCATTTCTATAAGCATTAATTTTATCAGTCACAGTAGAACCTGAACCAATAATAGCATCACCGGTAGATATATCTTGTGGAGATACAAATACAACACAATCTTTACGAACTTCTGCAATATTTTGAATTACATAATTAGCAGTAGCAAAATTTGCTTTACCTACTGGTATTAAGCTAATATCATATTGACTGTCGTTTAAATATAATTCCCAAGATGTTACTGCATATGCACCATCAGAATCAGTAAAGTCATTGACTGCACCGGAAAATGAATCATTCAAAGCACCTTTTAAAGGAGCATATGAAGCACCTGCAACAACCGCAATACCCCACGCATTACCTGTACCGGAAATATTTGCAGTATGATCCATCCACCAAATATATTGTGAACGTGTATTAATTACTTCTTTATAATAGTTAATTGTACCATCATATTTTTTAGCATCTGATACTTTTGAAACATAAGCAAATTTTTCTAGAATTGTACCTTTTATTCCTGAGAATACTCCATCTTCATCAATAACAATAATATGTAATTCATCATAAAGAGCATTAGAGTTAGAAACATAATCTGAAGTTCCAGGCGCAGAATCAAATTGAGCATTATATGCCCAGTCAGCTTTCAATGCAGTACCTGCAGGAACAGAAATTACGGATCCAGGAGCTTCTAAAGTTAATGAAGTATTAGATTCAATAGACTTAACAGTACCAATAAGTACACCAGCATCTGTTTTAAGGATAGCTCCAACATGAAGTTCTGAAACAAAAAGTGTACTTACACCAACAACCGTAGTTCCACCAATAGGAACAATACTAGAAGATGTAACACTAGACAAAACTAAATTTTTAAATGTTAGTCTATCCGCCATTGAAACTTTCAATGAATTACCTAAAATACCTGCGTATTTTGCTGCCCATAAGCAGTCATACGTTGAGGTAACTAAATCATCATAAGCATCTACATTTTTAATTTTAACAGCAGTACCACTGGTACTGACGGCATTAACTGAAGTAAGAGAATCAATTCTAGATATGTATAGACTGTTTGTATATGATAAAAAGTTTGCTGCAGTAAAAAATGATTCAAAGGTACTATCATTAGGTTTGCCAAATTGTTTTACTAATTCAACTTCTGATGATAATTGTACTGGGTATTCGATTGGACCCCACTGGAACTTACCTGCAAATGCTCCAGTAGATGATGAAACTGCGGGCACAATATTAGTAAAATCTTTTTCTACTATTGTAACTCCAGGACTTAGCGCATATGCCATTTAAATTCTCCTAAGAAATAATATTCTGGGTATACGATGAATCATACTTAAGATTCATTGTATTATTTATAAAAAATTGTATTTCAGAAATTCAAAAGCATAATAGGTGCTTCTGATTCTATTTGTCCATCATCATAAAAACCAAATGGTGTTAACTCTTCTTCTATTAATCTCATTTGGTTTTGATACATCATTTTTCTAAGTTCTACGTTATTTAATTCTTTAAAATATGGTTGTGTAGTTAACCATGAGAAAATAACAAGTCCCATTACTAAATCATCTTTATAACTATCATCTGCTGCGTATGAATCCTTAACTTCAATAAAAGTAGATAGTTCAGAAATAGTATCCATATCATTAATAAGCAGTTTATTTTCTACTAATAATGATTTTAAATTGGCACATCCAATTCTTTTTGTTTTTTTATCAGTGTTTACACCTAAAAACGATCTACCACCAAATCCACCTCCGGCAGATTGTCCTCTATCTAATCCCTTTGGTTTTTTATTTATAATAATCATGTTTTCATATTCTAACTCATGATGTAAAATATGTGCCACCTGTTCAGATATATTTATCTCAATTAAAACATAAGCATTATTATAATCTTTTGCTACTTTATATATTATATTTGGAAATAATAAAGGACTTATATGATTATCTTTATACTTAGCAACTTGCTTATAAGGTATTTCTGTAATATCTATGACTTGAATTATAGAATTGTCACCTCCAACGCCTTTAGAAGGATCAACTGTCATTACATAATTCTTTCCCTTTTCAGGCCGTTTAAATATATCAAGACCTTCATTAGAATAATCTATTTGATCCGGAGTTAGTTTAGATAAAGTATCAGGAGGTATCAAAGTTAAACTAGAACCAAGAAAGGAACAAAGTACTTCCTGGCAGAATTTCAGTTCACCTAATTGTCTACGTTGCTCTGAAGCCCAAGTTTCATCTCTTCCAGGAATATCTGTATATGGAATGAATAATGTTACAAAATCATTATGTCCTTTTTCTGCATCTGTCCAAAACTTCCAAAAATGATTATAACCAAGTGGAGTAGAACTTAGTAAAATTTTAGTTGTTTTACCAGAAGATATTGTCGGAAATGTTGAAGTGAAGAAAGCTTCTGCAACTGTGTTTGGAATAAATGCTGTTTCATCGATGTATAACATATTCACTGTTTTACCACGAATACCTGCGCCGGTAGTAGCTGCAGTAAAAACCTTAGACATATTTTCTAATTCAATATCACCTTTATTCCAGGTTTTAACACCTTGTTGTAACCAAGGAGGTAATAATTCAAACATCATTTGGTATCTAGACATTACTTCCCTAGCAGCGGATGCTTTGTTAGCAAGAATAGCAACATTCTTTGCATCGTGGAAATTAGTATACCAAAGAATATATGCAGCAGAGGTTTGTGTCTTTCCCTGTTGTCTGCCTTCCATAAGAATAACTTTTCTATTCTCATGGATAATCTTTATTTTATTCTTTTGACAATCATATAGTTTGAATGGTATAATGCCATAATCAACATGGATAATATGACAATAAGTATCAATAAAATAAATGGGATCATTTTTACATTTAATATACTCTTGTATTTGCTCCTGAGTATACTGAACAGGCACATTCGCTGCTTTTAATTGAGGATTACTATTATATGTTAATGCAGCCATAATAAAAATTTAAATTTAAAAATGTTCTAACCATGATTCTGATGTAATACTTCCATCTGTAGGATCACCTACAGAAGTATAATTAGCAGTAGGTTCATTAGTAACACTATCATTAATATTAGCTTTAACAGTAGTAATGATACCACTTGTGCTATTTCCGCTAAATAAATTTAATTTCAAAGTGAAATTTAATGTATGAGTTACAAATCTTCTAGTAGTAAAATCTCCATCATAATCATCTTGAACCGAAATGCTATTTAAAATAATAGGAATGTCTTGAATAACATTCATTTCAGGAACTGCATTAATTGATAATGTGTATTCAGGAGTAAATGTAGGTAAAATTTGTTCTATTATTTGTAATGCATCTTCTTGAGTTTTTGTCAAAATATACAATGAAATGTCAAGATTATACGGAACAACAGAACTTAATGTACTTAGAGAACTTAAACCATCACCACATTTTATTTGTTGCATTCTGTTTGTTTTTCTTACAGAATCATAAGAATAACCGGTAATTTCAAAGGATATTCTAGGCAATGATGTATATGTATGTCCTTCTAAAGTAGGATCAGAATCTATTCTTACTAGCCACTTTTCCTTTGGTGCATATCCTACTGGAACTTTTAAGGTTTGAATTGTAGTTCCAGTAACAGAACCACCTTCCTTTCTTTCTATTTTAATATTAGAAAAAAGACTGCCAAAACCAATAATAGTTTTTCTTATAATTCCGTGATAAAATGGAGTTTCGTACATTAAATATCTCCGAACGGATTATTAGTATTCCATACAACAGTAGATGCTTCATCTAAAAATGAGTTGTTATCACCGTATGAATCTGGTTTATCTATATTAACTTTAACAACGGCTTGAATAACTGCTCCAGTACCATTTCCAATTATTTCAACATAAGGTATTGATTTATAACCTGTACCTGGATTAGTGATAATAATATCAACAATTTTACCGGCATTACTTCCAGTTCCAATAACCGTGGTTGCAGTTGCTCCATATCCAGTAGAAGATGTAAATTGTACTGTGGCAGTTGAATATGCAGATCCAGTATTTGTAATATTAATAGCAGTTACCTCACCGAAATTACTATCTGTGATATCAGTAGAGAATGTTTTTAATGATTCAAATACATCAATATCAGTATGACCTGTATCAATTCTTTCAGATGCATATTGGAATAATTCTACTTGAAGTTTATAGACATATAATTTGCCTAATTGATAGAATGGATCTTGATGTTGTACAAATTTAATTTCAAATAAACCTTTTGACAATGGGAAATAAATTAAGTCACCTTCATTAGGTCTAGTAGGTACAGTTGTTATACCGTATCTGCCGACAAATTGTTCCCATCTTCTACGGGCAACTACAAGAGTTGCCGATTGTTCTACCATCAATCCAAACTTTTGGATCATGAATCCCTGACCACCAAATGAATCAATGTTTTCAAAATACATTTCAATAGGAAATGCAGTCTTGAATTGAGATAATCTATCTTCTCCTAGAATATTATCTTTTGCAACTAATGTTCTAGGAATATACATCACTTCATTTCCATACATACGAAGTGATTCAATTATTAGATCTTCTACAAGATATTGTTCGTTTTTAGTACCATGCGTAAAATATACATTAGTTGTTGTCATGATTTATCCCATGAACCAACTTAATGGAGCAGACTTTGTCATCAATTCATCTTCTAAATCTTTAATCTCATCAACTGCCTCTCTATATAGAGAATCACCATCTAATGTTACACCACCTGGAAGTTGTATACCGGAAAACTTTTTGATATTAGTTGCCCACATCTTTTTAAACAATGCAGTTGTATAATGTTTTAACCATAACTCTCCCCACATTCTAGGAGCAGTGACAGGATCTAAAGCACCATAACCATCAACCATTAGATATTGACCAATAAGAGCATCTGCGTGCCATTTAATATCAAGATATAGTTTATTTGTGAATCTATTAAACCGAATATCAGGTTTTGCATTAAGTTCGAAATCCAACATATCAAGATGTTGCATAACTGTCTTATAATAGATCATTGATGTAGATGTAACATCATACAAATCATGCAACCGTAATTGGTATTGCAAGTCAAACATATTCTTTGAAGAAGATGCTTGAGACATAGGAATAACTCTAGTCACACCATACAATAAATCAGGAAGCGTAATATATCTATTATCAAATACACCTTTAACTACTGGAGAAGTTAAACTTAATGTAGCAGAAATTATATCATTTGAAATAGTTTCTCCAGCAAGGAAATTACCGGTTATATTAACTACAAGAAGAACATTTCCTGTAGATGTTCTTGATTCTGTTCTAGTACCTTCATCTAAAACTACAAATGCTGTAGCACCAGATGTTGCTCCAGTAACTTCAGTTGCATCACCAAAAGATGCAGCATTATTAGTTGTAAGATTTAACACAGAAGCAGTAATCATATATTTGGCATATACTTGTTCAATACCTTCTGGATGATATAATCTCCAATATTCTACTGCTTCATCAATACGATCTTCTAGTTGATCATCATCAACATTTATTTCAAGCACTGGTGCACCTAATGCTCTTAATGCATATTGTTTTAAACCTTCCCTTGTATTTACTGTTGCCATCTTAATGATCCAATAATTAGTTCTATATTCTATTTATTAAACACCGCATTGAACATATTTTGAACTATTTCTTCTTCATTACTAATATCTGAATCTGCTACCAATGAATAACCTTTATTTGTATATATAGGTAATGAAGAATCTTCAGGGTCATCAAGAGTAATTAGGTATTCAACGTATAATTGTTTAGGTATAGTCATCATATCTTCACGATAAGTAATACTTGTTAATTTTTGTGTTTTTGTAATTGCCATTTTTATTTTCCTTTGTTTATAAGTTCTTTCAGTTCATCAATTTGTACTTGTTGTTCTTTGATTGCTTCTATTAACAACTCAATTGTGTTACTTTGCATACTTGATTGTTCTTTTAATAATACAACTTCTTTAGCTAATTGAACCGCTGAAACTAATGCAGCATTACCATAAGAAACAGATAACATTCCATCCACTTGAGTCATTATAGCATCTGGCATAAGTGGTTGTAATGACTGCGCCGATACACCTACTTGGGTGCATTCTTGGTCAGTTCGATCATATATTCCATGTTTAACACCGGCAAGACGTTCGACAAAATTAACTGGTAAATCTCTCCAATTTTTCTTTAATCTTTCATCTGAATATGCTGTGATATTGTTGAGCATTGTCAATGCTCCACCACCAGTCATAGAGAAGGCATTTGCCGATGCTGACCAACCACCAATTACAAAGTTATTAGCTGTACTTAACCCTACGTTAATTGCATAGGCACCTGTTCTATGGAAAGATACAGATGCAGGGAATGAAGGATTACCTCTTATAGACATTGATCCTGCATCATTAGCGACATTAATATCAGCAACCGTTGCAGTAGCGCCAACAATTAAACCTGAATATACTCCAGTAGTTGCACTTACAGTACCACCTGATTGATTTGTAGCATAAGCAGCGAAGCCTGATACATCAATAGGCCAATTTGATCCAAAATCTGTACTATCTACTTGAAGCCTTAATTTATTTGATGCCCACCCTATATATAGTTTATTAGTACTTTGACTTGTTCCTCCACCTTGTTGAATAGGAGTAAATCCTAAAGCATTTTGTTTGCCATTAAATGTTGTCCAATCAGCGGCAGTCAAATAACCAGCAACAGAAGTTGTAGCAGCAGGCATACCTATAGAAACTGCCGCAGAACCATTATAACTAGTTCCAGTTAATGGTGAACTAATAGTTAAT